GAGCATTTGGTGAATTAGGACATCCAGATGGGCCTACTATAAACCTTGAAAGAGTTTCACATATGGTTAAGGAACTCAAACAAGATGGTTCAAACTTTGTTGGAAAAGCAAAGATTATGGAAACTCCATACGGTAAAATTGTCAAAAATTTAATTGATGAGGGTGCTAAATTAGGAGTAAGTTCAAGAGGAATGGGTTCATTAAAATCATTAGGTGGATCCCAAATTGTCCAAAGTGATTTTCATCTTGCAACAGCTGGAGACATTGTTGCTGATCCTTCTGCACCTCAAGCCTTCGTAGAAGGTATTATGGAAGGCAGAGAATGGATTTGGAATAATGGAGTACTTCATGAAGCTGATATTCAAAAAATAAAAGATGGAATACTTAAACAATTTACAAAGGTTAAACCAGATGAAAATGTCTTGGTTTCATCATTTGAAAAGTTTATGTCAAGGCTTTAAAAATTATAAATAATATAACAGTAACAATAAATGCAATAGGAGAATGCAAATGTCTGAACAAGAAACTGCCGAACAACAGCAGACTCTTGCCACAAGTGTGAACGAACTAGAAACATTAGCTCAGCAAGCATTAGAATTGAATGGCGAGGCAAGGGAAGAGCTCGTTGAACAAATAAAATCTAAATGCGAAGAAGAAGGGCTATCGGCCACTGAGACTGATGATTTGTTGGAAGAGATAGGTCTTGTTCAGGAAGCACGTAAGGTACAAGAGGATAGTAAAAATCAACCCGCACCTAATAAAGGTGGTAAAGATGGTGAAGGACCAAAAGGCGAAAAAGCCGCGGATGTTTCACCGCCAGCCGAAGTTAAAGGTTCCGGAACTGCAATGGGTAATCCTGTTAAGGGAAAAGCTAAGAACTCTGATAAGGGCGAACCAATGGCTAAAGTAAAAGAAGAAATTGCAGAATTGCCAAAAACCAAATCTGGAATGATGGCTGCAGTTTATGAAAAATTAGGCAAACTGAAAAAAGATCAGATTGCAACTAATTTTGAATCTATTCTTAGTTCCCTATCAATTCAAGAGGGTTCTGAAGAAGTAGAAGATTCTAAGCCACTTGATGTTCAAGATGATATTAATGCTTTAACCGAAGGTGAAGATCTTTCCGATGCCTTTAAATCTAAAGCCAGTACCATTTTCGAAGCGGCCGTTCAAGCTAAAGTTAATCAAGTTGTTCTCGGCAAGGAACAAGAACTTGAAGAGCAAATGCAAGAACGTTTAACCGAAGAGCTTGACTCTTATATGCAAGAAATTGTAGAAAAAGTTGATAATTATCTCAACTATGTTTCTGAAGAATGGGTAAAAGATAATCAATTAGCCATTGAAAAAGGAATTCGCTCAGAATTGACCGAAGGGTTCCTCGTTGGACTAAAAAATCTTTTCACAGAACACTATATTACAATTCCAGAAGAAAAGGTTGATGTAGTAGACGATCTGTTTGACAAAGTTGAAGGTTTAGAAAAAGAACTAAACGAACAAGTTAGTAAAAACATTGAGACTCAAACAGAACTCACAAAAATTAAAAAAGAAAAAGTTTTATCGTCTCTGACGAAAAACCTTACTGAGACCCAGAAAGAAAAAGTTGCAGAATTAGCTGAAAATGTTGATGCTGACAATGCAGAGGATTACGAACAAAAAGTAGAAGTCCTTAAAGAAAATTACTTTCCATCGGAAGATAAGAAAGTTGCTCTGGTCGAAGATATCGAAACACAAAATGATGAAGAAGAAATTGACAAAACACCCATACAAGAAGGTATGGAACACTATATGTCGGCTATTTCAAGACATGTTAGATAATTAAATATTTTTTTTAAATTAATTTAAATGATACATACAGGAGAATAACAATGTATTTGTCTGAAACTTTACAAGAAAAGTGGAGTCCCGTACTCGACCATCCTGATCTTCCTGCAATTAAAGATTCTTATAGGAAAGCAGTTACAGCTGTTTTGTTAGAGAATGAGGAAAAATCAATTATGGAAGAAGGCGGATCTTCAATTTTATTTGAGGACGCTCCTGGGAACGCAGTTGGTGCCGGAATGGGTACAACCGCTGGAAATATTAAGGGCTATGATCCCGTACTTATTTCTTTGGTTCGCAGAAGTATGCCTCTTTTAATCGCATACGATGTTTGCGGTGTTCAACCTATGACAGGTCCTACTGGCTTAATTTTCGCCATGAAGTCCCGTTATGCAAGTCAAACCGGATCAGAATCACTTTTCAGTGAAGCCGATTCTGGTGTGTCTGGTGGAAATGCTGCTGCAACATCTGCACATACAGCTAATGGTAACCCAGCGGCTGCTGCTTCAAGTTCAACTGCTTATCTACCTGGTCGCGGAATGACTACAGCGACTGGTGAAGCACTTGGCGATTCAGCTGCAAACGCTTTTGCTGAAATGGCCTTCTCAATTGATAAGGTAACTGTTACAGCGAAAACACGTGCGCTCAAAGGTGAGTACACAATGGAACTCGCGCAAGATCTTAAAGCAATTCATGGTCTTGATGCTGAAACTGAACTTTCAAATATTTTGAGTTCAGAAATTTTGGCTGAAATTAACCGCGAAGTTATCCGCACAATTTATGGTAATGCCAAAACTGGTGCCCAAACAAACGTTGCAACTGCCGGTACATTCGATATGGATGTAGATTCAAATGGTCGTTGGATGGTTGAAAAATTTAAGGGTTTGATGTTCCAAATCGAGCGCGAAGCTAATGCTATTGGGCATGACACACGTCGAGGAAAAGGTAATATCCTTATGACCTCTTCGGATGTTGCTTCCGCACTGCAAATGGCTGGTGTACTTGATTACACACCTGCTCTTTCCGGTAACGATTCCTTGAATGTTGATGATACACAATCAACTTTTGCTGGTACTCTTAACGGTCGTTATAAAGTATATGTTGATCCATATGCAACAATCCAAGATACAAATTGGTTTGTACTAGGATATAAAGGTTCTAGCGCATATGATGCAGGACTTTTCTACTGCCCATACGTTCCACTACAAATGGTACGTGCGGTTGGTGAGAACAACTTTCAGCCAAAGATTGGTTTTAAGACACGTTATGGTATGGTGTCTAATCCTTTCTCTACTGGAACAGCTGCTTCTAGTGATGGATCACTCACTTATAATACTAATGTTTATTACAGACGATGTCTTGTTACAAACTTGATGTAATCTTGTATTAAATTAAGTGATATAAATAAG